TTAAGTATTTTCATCGGTCATACTATTTTGAATAACATCTGATATTTGTTGGAGGGAGTCAACAGATAACTGAAAAAGGTCTACTGACTTTATCTTGGTTATAAGTTGTTTCTTTCTTATCATTTCATAATATTGATTTTTCAGACTTTCAGTAAGTACTGAAATGTAACTACTACCCCATGTATCTGCCGGTATCTGGCGACCATTTTGCTTTCTAAACTTTTCGCTTCCACAAACGATAGTAGTTGAAGTAACACGGTCTACTTTGAGTATTTTTGAATAATAACGAGAAGTATAATACACTTCATCTCCCGCTTCTATCTCATCCAGTGATTTTTTCATTTTCTGTTTTCTTATAAATGATTCGTAATGTTTACAAGGTTTCTTTCTGGCTGTAATTCGTCTTTTTAAGACTTTACAATACATATAGAAATTCGTACATATTTCATAATGTTTACACTCGCTACAATGCCTATCATCATCCTTCTTCATATCTTTTTATTGAAATAAATTAGCTTTTGATAGAACTAAAATGTATCTGGCAAATAAAAAAGAGAGGTAATAAAACAACCTCTCTTCCGTATACTATTTATCAAAAAATATTCAATCTTTTTTCATAACAATATTTTCATAATCTGCAAAATACTTCCGTATTCTTTGAAGTTGTGCTTTAGTTATGCTTTTAAAAAGAAAAACTTTCTTTGTCTTTTCAATTCCATACAATGCAATAAGTTCTCCAAAGGATGTATTCATAAATACAGTTGGAACAGATTCGATCTCGCTCATATTTAAAATAAGGGTTTCTCCATTATCTATAGCCTCTTTTGCTATTTTAAATAATAACACTCCTGCTTCTGGATATTGATTATCCTTCAGAATGTCTTTTAATAATACTACATTTTCCATATTAAATCATTATATCGTCCAACATCTCTTCAAATGTATCTATACATATATCAAAAAAGACCAAAGTCCCCTGAAAATTATAATCTATTAGATACTGTTTCACATTATTCTTAGCATTTGTACAAAATACAACGCCACTATTACTCACCATTCTTAACATACCACCCTCAGAAAGATTAGATGTGACATTATCCAATCCAAAACCTTTGTTGTGCGTCTGAGATTTTGCAGAGACACCTACTTCCAAAGATTGTCTTATAGCTTCCGCATCATTCTCATAATTATATCCAGCTCTTTTTAATGTAAACGGAATACCTACCCCAAAGTCACAAGCAGCAACATGAATCATGTGCTTTTCCTCCTCATAACTAATATAAGAGAATGCATTCCCGTTAGATTCTGAATGATCTGCAATATTGTTATATATTTCATCCAATGAAGTCTGAAGTCCTGTTAAATCATACCCATCAAAACATGTTCTGCGGAAAAAGGTTGTAACACTTATGCTATATCCCTGAGCTCTATTTTTTACGACTTTCCACAAATTTAATATAGAACTATTTTCAGACTCAATATGTTCATTGCTAGAGTTATCAAAATACAAATGAAATTTAAGCTCTTCTTTCAAAAAATCTACTATTTCAGCACTAGCGTTAACTCTTATATTAAATTTTAACCGATACAAATGTTCGCATAGACATGCTAGTAAAACAATATGTACTGGAGTAAATTCCTCCTTTTTTATATTACAGAAATTTAATTCTACAATACGGTCAAGTGAGAATCTTAATATTTGAGTACGAATAGAATTTATCTGTTCTATCCAATATTCTCTTCTACTATTATCTAATGTATAACTTAGGCTCATATCATTTATATAAATTACATAACACTACGCAAATATACTTATTTATTTGGTTATATTATCTACATTATATTTTTTATTGTCGTTCCGTTTTATCCATTTCCCAAACTTATCCAATACTACCTTGAAACAATTAGTAAAATATCTGTAATAAGTGCAGCGTACATTATGAATATGTGATTATTTCCGCTTCATAATACGATTAAACATGAAAGTAAAAAACATACAATCACTGCAATAATCGATCCCCACAAACATGCGACTGGAAATGCCCAGAGAGGCATAGTCACCCACTACCATGACCAATTGATTACATTGCACAACTTTAATGTGATAAACACAATTGCCAGCAATCCTAAGAATCCGATTCCATTACCGGATGTTTTTGTTTGACTACTCATAATAATGCTTTTAGACGGACAATAAGAAGAAAAGCCGTATCTTTGCGGTTAAAACAGATTGAAATGAATCCGTTGATAACGGCTTTCCTTCAAATGTTTGCTATAAATAGCTGTAATACAAACATTAACGCAAACTTTACGACCAATGTAAATGTTAATGTTAACTACGACATCAATCTGGACTTGACATTAGCAGTGTCAATTACTGCCAGTTTCGCGGTTTGTACTGCAATCTACCTTATAGGCAAATGGATTGTCCGTAGATTTAACAATTGATTTATTTTTATCTTTCTCCATGCAGTAGTTGGCTGCATGGTTGTATTTTTGCAGTGCATACGAGAATCGAACTCGTGATCTCTACAGTGACAATGTAGCGTTCTAACCACTGAACTAATGTACTATAATGGTGGAGCAACTGTAACCACCATGACCGGATGAGTGTTTGTACTGAAGTTTCCAGTAATTGCACAGGGGCCGGTTTCCACTTAACCCTTAACAGTTTTTCGGTCAAAAGACAGTTTATCGCAAATTTCACTTACCTTTGCAAGCAATATAACTAAACCTACGGGTAAATCGAATCATTTTAGCCAAGAGCGAAGAGACAATATAGTTGCAATCTGTGTTGTCCTTCAGACAATTATAGCTGTCATATCTCTTTTGATTCAACTTTGCGAATAGCCGCTGTCATTTTGATTTCACAACCATATTAGCCCTATGGTTGTCATCTTTGGGGAGTAATTTCAACTCCCCATTTTTATGAGGCCCATGCAGGAATCGAACCTGCGATCATGGTTTTGTAGACCATTGCCTTACCACTTGGCTAATGAACCAGATAGCTGGAAGTTTCACAACTTCACAGCTTCGCGGAAAGAAAAATAAGCTAATCCAATAACAATCTTTTTAACCTTAAATGCGCTCTTAGATGGATTTGAACCACCGACCTGATGATTAACAGTCATCTGCTCTACCACTAAGCTATAAGAGCAAATGATGTCTTTATCTCCCTAACCGACCCATCCCCTTTCGGCGATGGTGGAGGAATCGAACACTCCCATAAAGACATCTAACATACCGATTCTACCAATAGCTCGGTATCACACTCCCGGACCAACGATTCCGGACAGGGCTTAGTTTACTTGTATATTGACTTGTCTCAACATAACCTGCATGTTCGTTCCCTTGTACTTCGGGCTTGTTGTACTCGGTAATGGAGTCGAACCATTCTTTTCTGCTCGAAAGGCAGATGTCCTTTCCGATAAACGAACCGAGCAAACAGCCGGATTTTTCACCGGCATTTAATAGAAAGCGTTAACACATTAATTGTCCTTATTTACTTTCTTTTCTTTGAATATCCTTTTCAGTTGAATGACTAAGAGAATACCTCTTAGTATCAATAAAATAAATAGAATAATCAAAAAAGCTATCCATATACCTTTTAGCCATACAGAATCCAAATAGAAGGGATTAAAAGACAACTCGTTATTGAACGCCGCATATAATAGTATAACGCTCAATACAACATTTAAACCGTCAAACTCAAAAGATGATTTGTTAAAAACAATTTTCATAATGTATATTATAAGTTAAAAAATAATTAAAGTTTCTCTTTTTAATATATTACAGGCTATTTATAATTCGTTGGACAACCGAGACTTGAACCCGGACTTTCCGTTAAAAACGGACGTTCTACCAATTAAACTATTGCCCATCACTGCAAAATCCTTAACTTTGCAGCCGCAATGGAAATTTATTTGCTGTTGCTTGTCCTCCTTGTACGAGAGATACAAACTCTTATACAGGAAATCAAAAGACGATAAGCCGTCCGTAGGACGTAAAAACAACAATTGAGCTTTCTTGCCATTTGGAATGTGAAATACGATCGGTTCACAGGCATTCAAGCATTTTACATAATTTCCATCCAGAGGAATAAAGGGGTGCAAAACATTTTTCCAAGATGCTTCTTAACAACCCATGCAGCCATCCCAGCGAAACCAAAGTTGGAAACTACATGGATCGCACCCCTCCTCTTTCCAATTTATTTATGAGTTTTAATTCGTCATCTTCAGAAATTCTGGAATTACCCCATACAGCGGTGTTTTTCCGTCCCATTTATCAATAAACTGTTTATATAGAATTTCTTTAGTTAACCCTTTCGATGTGATAAGAGCCTGTTCGGTTTTTAATCTTTCCAGTTCGTTTTGCTTTTTCTGCTCTTCGATTTTCTGATCAATAACGGAAATATTAGTGTTAACCTCGTTTCTATTATCAATCTTTTCCCGGACTCGATCACTAAATTCTAATTGGGCTGAAAATGACTTCAGGTCCAATCCTCTATCTTTAAATTCCGCCCTAACAATATCCTCCAGCTTCTTCTCAAAAGCTAAAGAACCCCCATCAGCCATAAGTGTATCTGTTTTATATTTCCGGCTTTCTTCTTTAATAAGGTCGTAAATACGTGGTTCCAGAATATTGTCTTCCAAAGATCTCATAAATCCATCTCCGTTTCCGATATGTTTATTATCAAAAACAACGTCAATTGCCTTGTCTTTGATAACTCTATATGAGTATAACGGAGTAGCATTGAACTCTGTATTGTCAGCAGCTTTTAGGGTAACTGATTTCTGAAATCCTCCACGCTGTTCAAACAATGGCACCTGAAACAACTCTGTTCCCCATTCCCATGTGGAAACTTTTCCGGATACAATCTTAAAATCTTCTTTACCTTCCTTACCATAATTCTCCATAAGGACACCGGCATAGTTAGGAGCAACACGCTCACAAGATGAAAAAATCACTGTTGCCATAAGAGCAACCAACATAAACTTAATCTTCGTTTTCATGTTTTTTGATAATTAATTTAATGATGTTAATAACTGGATAGCAAACCCCAAAACATATAGCAATTCCCAACCAAGCGTCAACATGATTGAATACTCTATTGCCTATGAATAAGACCGCTATCATAAAAAAGAATTGTTCTATATACTTTTTCATCGCATATTAAGTTTGGTATATTTCAAAGAACTCTTGTTGACTTATGTCATTGTGCCGCAAACAGGAGTCGAACCTGCACCGTCCTTTCGGACGAATGGATTTTAAGTCCATCGTGTCTACCAATTCCACCATTGCGGCATCATCTTATCAAGACTTAAAGAACAAAGAAAAAATCCGGATAAAGAATGAGTTTCGGATTTTCATCTTCTCCAACTCTTTATTGTCTTTTCTCAATTTCTTAATGTCTGCCTTATTGGAAGACACGTGTGTTTTAGCTCTCATATTCAACTCCACTAAGGACTGAACCAATTGTCTCAAATTGGCAATAATATTTGCCCTTTCAGATATGATTTGCTCTTTCATATTATAATTAATTTAATTAGGAGATTCTACTGTTTGTAAGTTCAAAATACATAACTTTGTATTTGCAATGGTAACTAAAAGCAAGGAGCACTGCCTTGTGAATATTGAAGCAAAGAGAACTAAGACAAACATTAAATCCAATCAAGTTGAGGTAAAACACACCGAAACTTACTTTAATGTCAGATTGCTCAATTTATCCTGCATCCTAAAAGGAATAGAGCGTTTAATGTCTTTGTTTAACTTGTAATCAACAGCAGTGTCCTATACTTTCAATTGATTATTTTGCATCTAACTCTGTGTCGTGGTTGGCGGCACAGTTTTTCTTTGTCGTAAAATAACGCACCCAACAAGCTAAGATTGATAAGAAATCAGCCATGCTTGATAAGATAGTGCAAAAACTCAATAACAGCCCCATTAATATTAGTACACAAGTTATCTCACTTCCACTAACATATATACTCAAAGTTGTCCAAGTATAATCAATACTACAGCTTTGATATACTTCCGTAATGGCCATTACGAAGAAATATATACAAAAGAGAAATTGGAATAAGAGCCATAAAGTTTTAACTTTCTTATTACCAACGCGAAATTTAATCTTCATATTGTATTTATTTTCATTTGTTTCCAAAATCAGCAGGGGTCTCACCCCATTCTTTGTTGTTCCAGTGTCTGACTTCAATTGTATCAACATCCCATGCAAGAGCTTTAAGAAATATCTCGGCTTTCTGAAGTTCTTTGCATTTCTTCTTGGATGCTGTTTTTTTGTTTTGAAACCAAGCTATAGCTGTTATACTATCTGTATAGATAATTCTGGGAGAATAATCATTTTCTATGATATATTTTGCTGCTTCAACAACACCTAAGAACTCACCAATATTCACCGTTTTATTACCCAGGTTCTGATAAAAGATCCGCTTACCGGTCCGTAAATCTATCCCCTGAAACTCTGTTATTTTATTTTTCGTGGAATGAGCTGCGTCTGTAGCTATTCCCTCTACTGGAATTTCTATCATATTCTACCAATATTGAGCGGGTGTGGGAATAAGAGCCACAGCACCATTTATCATTACCGGTTTTATTTCTACTGTCGAATTAACCCAAAATTTACAAGGCCACTCTCCTTCTACTTTAGCAAGATTAACAGTGCTATAATACGAAGCACGTCCTTGTGCTTTTATACAAGCCTTTTTTCTTTTTCTCGGAAGCTTAGGTTTTCTACTTTTTGAGAACTTTTTTTGCTGCGACATAATGACCATCGTTCTGGAATGCGGTTAATACAATGTTTGCTGACTTACAGAAATCATCAATTACCAGCAATAGATTTTTGATGTCTTTACGTTTTGACAGTTCCTCTACAACCCCATCAATAGTACGAACAGAATCTTTGACCCCATCCAGCGGATCGTATTTGATTGTCTTGTTTCCGAACTTTACTTCCACTAAATACACAGCGTTCTTTACAACTGTAGAAGTAATCTTTGCATCAAAAGCATGTGGTTCCGCTGCTACAACGATGTATCCAGCCTTTTCATTTTTCATAGGAACCATTTGTACATCATAAAGCACATTCGGCTCAATAATTGGCTCTAGCTCATGTGTTACAATACATACTTTTTTAGGACCCTTTGCGTCTTCTCTAACGCCCTTAATGTAACCGGTTTTAGTATTGATAGAAACAAATCCTACCCATGACTCTGTACGGTCTGACTTAATAAATTTCAATTTTGTTTTTATCTTATCCATATTCCTATGATTTTTGTTTACATATAAAAGCCTCACCAACTATTTTGTTAAGATGGTGAGGCAAAGGTACGACTTTGTTTTAAATTATGACATCAATTTATTAATTATTTTATATTTAATCAACTGTCACACAACAAATTAGCTATATATAAAACTAAATATAATACTTAATATAATTGACTATATTACAGATATTTACAAAAATCACTATTAGTATATCGAAAATGTCAATAATCAGCTTCAATATCATCCAAAATTTGTTTCACTTTTGGTATTGCGAATACCCCATTTTCATCTCGATATTCTATAGTCTTAACCGAGATACCAATCTGTACAAGGAACAACAAGGTGTTTTCAAGTTCATAATCCGGGAAACTACAGAATTTCACGCCTTCTTGCAGATATACTGGGAGATTCAGTACTGCCCCCAGTTGAATAGCATCATCTTCATAAGCCTCAAAATGAGATTGGATATGAAATAATACTAAACCATGTGCGTAGTCATTCTTATAGAACTTATACGCTTCAATGTACAGATTGTCCATAATTTATAATTTTATTTGTTTAGAAATACACTTATCGCATATACCATCGTTCCGCATGTATTTGACTTTCGATAACTGGAGTCCACATTGCCTACAATAATATACGCGCTTGGGTTTAACTTTTATCGCATATAAAATTTTACGTTTATTGACATCATATATACCAGAAAGTTTTTCAAGTATCTGGTTATGTGTGAATTTGTTTGTTTTCATCAATTTCCAATAATCATATCGGATTAACTTATCTCTTGCTTCTTTCTGATTCAACAAGCCATTGTCTCTCAATACAATAATATAAGGATATGGAATATTGGTTATATCCGAAATCTTTTGAGCATACAAGTCATAAATCTGTGCATCACTCATTTCTTTATCACTATTTTAGTTTGAAGGATTATAGATTTGGAGTCTTCAATATCGCGTATAAGATTGAATGAATCTTCCAATAGGGCCAACATAACACGATTACTTTCTTCATGTGTCATATTTTCCCAGTCAATTTCTAATTGTTTAGCTATTTCTTTCGCTAGCTCATAAAACTTATTTGTCTTCGGAATATCCGTGACATCATATATTTCGTTTTGCTTTTGACCGAACAATAAACGGCTTAACTCATAATAACGAAAAAACGCCTCCAAAGTCTTCTTCTTATCTGGAGGCGCAATAGATAATTTGTTTTTTGTCATATTTATAAATGATTATATACGATTATCAACGATTTATGTAATTTTGCAACCAACATGGTAAGATTAGTCATGTTGGTTGCCCTTTTAGTAGCAAACCTTGTCGATGCACCTGGAATATCATGGATCAATTATGCTATTCTGGTTTATGATATTATTTCAGCCGCCATCGCAAGGTTTGCAGGACTAACCAAAAGGAGTCAAAAAGACTCTGCAAATTGATGAATTTTATCTGTATGGCTGGAGAATATATCTCCGGCCTTTTTTAAGTAATAGTTGAAACTGGATAGGATTAGTTTAGAAAACCAAGTACATTATTGGAAAATTAATTGGCTACAATTGTATTCAATTATCAATAAATAGCAGTATCTTTGCTGAAACGATTAATAAATATTTATCATTATGAATATAGAAATTGGAGACAGCGTAAAAATTGTCAATGCCATTGATCCCATAAAGATGGTTGTTATAGATAAAATAGACAATGATCATTTAACCGCAGTGTACTGGAGTCATACCCAAGGAGCATATCTTACAATAACAGGAAATATAAATGCTTTCGTAAAAATTGACTAACAAGCCCATTGCTTTTTATAATAAAATATAGGAACACACAAAAAACGTATCTCGACAACAATATACGAAGAATCAGTGTCCCTATATTTTTTTGCTTCAATAATAGCTTTCATATAACAAAATTTTATTCAATAATAATATTATAATTTTAGCGTTGGTCCATATAGGCTAGTTCAACAAGGTCCCAAACCTTATCTGCTAAATATACTTCTATCAGCCTTACTTCATTTGCTATATTCGCATCATTAAGGGGGTATTTCCCCTTACATGATTGTTTTCCACGTAACCTTTCCAGAACATCCGTATCAACAGTTACCTTGAAAAGTTTAGGAGCTTTTTTATTCTCTTCTTCTATTTGAGGAATAATCTCAGTAATAAAATCAAAGGATGTCTTCTGCTTATCCAATATGAACTCTACCAAACGGTCGGTATTGTGTAAGGCATATCTACTTTTTAATGCCAAAAATAATTTTGCATTTTTAGGCTCTTCCATATTCTTTATCGTTTTCTATAGAATAGAATGAAAAAAGGGGAATGGTTATGTTATTGGATTTATTTTGAAAAATTTATTAACCACAATTGTGCTCAATTATCAATGATTTTATATATTTGTGATTAAAAACAATTAATACTATGAACATAAAAGAAAAAGAGCAAATTGAATTATTAAGTAAAGTTATTGGAAGACGAATCAACCATGAAAACGACTCTTATATCGCAACACGTATTTGGGATGGGTGTTGCACCTATCTTTCTGCCAATAGACAACTTTTTTCAACTTTCAAGAACGGTATTCCCGAATATCATGTAGAAGAAGCTATAAAAGTTGTAATAATGTATATCAACGACCGACATAAACCTGCTTTCTATCCAGAAGACTAACGCACAGAAGAAGCCTGCATCGCAAAAGCAAGCACCTCTCCTGCAAAATTATTTATTACATTTAGAGCGTAATTTTTCCAATGTTCAGAAATTTGTACCCCATATTCCTCTTCCAATTTCTGAACATTGGAAGGATTAAATTCTATATTTATGAGTTTTGATAAATGCACGCACTTATCCTCGATTTCTGCCAGTACGTCATATACATTCTCAACTGTTGCTTTATCATCTAATACCAATTCCTGAATATTATCTGCTGCCCATATAACGGGGTATCTTTTATGCAACGCCAATGAAAGTTTTCTTTCTAAAGAAGTTGAATGTATATCTATATTGTTACTTTCGTTTGTATGCAACTCTTTTTCCATACTATCTTCTTAAAATTGTTTTCTATAGAATAGGAAAGATAAAAGAGAAATGGTTATTATTTTCGATTATTACCTTAGAGTGAAAATGAATATTTTTGTAGATTTGTAAATACATTGCTAAATATCAGAAATATGAAAAAACGAATTGCAACTCCATTCCTATCCCATGAAGAATGGACATCTTCAATCAAAGAGGATTATAACTACATAAAAAAACATTTTAAACATCCTGAAAGATTACATATAGAATACTCTAAATATTTTGGTTTCCACCTTAATATGTTGTTTAGAGATATGCGTAACAATTTTTTTAATAACTTAAAAACTAATTTTAAAAAAGTTCCTCACTGGATGATATTTCTCGAAAAGTTGTATTTTAAATATTACAATTCTGACGCAGAACCTTTTACATTATATATCATACACGATCTAATGAAATTTTCTGTTATAAGCAACAACATTGAATCTTTTTTCTACTGGTTTGAAAAATTAAAAAAATGTTCAATATTTACATATAGAGAATATAACCACTGCTATTTAAGTATAAAATTTATTTATCATTATCCAATTAATCAAGGAATTGAATTGTTAGGGGGATACTCTATTAATGACCTAAAAATATCTCAATGGGGAAAAAAACATTTAAATGAATTATTTAATGAAGTCAACAATACATTTTCAGCACGCCAAACACCATATATTTTGGACTCACTTATAAATAAAGACAATAATATAAAATGTGATTCTGAATATTCAGATACAAATATTTTATATTATCATCCAGAGAAATATGCCAATATATACAGTTTTGATTTATATTCCAATGAATTATACTATAAATATGTAATGGATTTATGTAGAGAAGCGGAAAATAATTTAAGAATTAAATACAATATGTGTAAAATAGGTGAAGGATGGGTTGAAGAAACTAATTTATATACTAAATTGTGTTCCTTTTTTCCAGAACTGGACATTATTCACCATTATAAAGCAAAATGGCTCGAAAAGCAACATATTGACATATTCATTAAAGACATTAATACAGCAATAGAATATCAAGGTGAGCAACATTATAAACCTGTTGAACGTTTTGGCGGCGCAGCTGCCTTAAAAACAAACATCAAAAGAGATAATATCAAACTTCATAAATGCCTTCAAAATAAAATAATACTAATTCGTGTTTATCCTAAATACATTTTCGATGATATAACAACCATTATAAGCCGAATAAAAGATGGAAAACATAATAAATATGTATATGATATAGGGGAACTGAACTAATTTCTTTACCTCTACACATCCACCACAAATAATTACCAATTACTATTTGACAAGAAATCATCTTTTAGATCTAAAAAACGATATACCCAAAGCATAAATAACAATACCAATTACCCCAATAGCTAAGAAAAACTTATATAGTAATTCATAATGTTCGTTATACATATAGTCCAATAAAATGGCACTGCCTGCTCCTACTATAATAACTATCGCGCTATTTCCTTTTGACAACCGTTTTTGGGGATTCTCTAATAACCCAAATGGAAACATTAGTACCAACATTATAATAATCCAAATAATAACACAAATGAACGCAACCATAGCAATTATTATTTTTCTATTTTAACTGTATAGCCCAAAACATCTACTATTTTAAGCATTGTGTCTATACTAATAATTGATTTTTTAGATTCAATTTTAACTATTGTAGAATACACAAAACCAGTTTTTTCAGCCAAAGCTCTCTGTGAAATCGCTTTTTCTTTACGAATTAATGCTAATATACTTCCTAATTCTTGTGCATCATTTGTATGATATGAATGTTGACCGTTCTCAATTACAAGAATATGCTGTAGTGCTTTAATATACGACATCATATTCCCCATTTCAAAATTGCTACTTCCTTTTTCTAAACGATATATAGCAGTAGGCATAACCCCCATTTGAAAACAAATATCTTTCATTTTAATGGTAGACTGCTTTCGTATATCTGCAATTATTTGGCAAAATTCTTGTCTATTCATGTTCTTATAGTTAATAATACAACAAAAATAAGCAATGTATTTGATATACACAAATAATACCTATTTTTTCTTTATTATTTTCTCTTCCACAAACCCAACGACCTCATCTATCTTGCTTATACAGTCCTCTATCAGGCCGATATAGTCCTGCATTTTTTCTCCTCTGGAAGACATTTGTAAGCCATCTGGGAGAGAATCGTAGGAGTCTTGTTCTTCATTTAAGATGTCCTCCAGTTCTCCCTTCGCTTCTTCCAGGGAACTAATAACATCGTTGAATCTACCTTTCCTTTCTTTGTTCATTTATTTAAATACGATTATATTCGATTATACACATTATTATTAAATTTGTAGCCAACTATGATAATGAATATCATGTTGGCTACTATTATTTGAAATAAATATTTTTATCATGTACAAAACACCTAATAAATATTACGAAGACAACCACAAAGAAAACAGTAAACTGTCTTTTAAAGCTTTTCAGAAAAGATCAGAATTTTGGCAGGGTGTACTCGTAGCCAGCGCAAGCCTATACGGGATATTAGTTTCCCTCCATGATAATTTTCAAGAACCGCTATGTACCCGCGTGGTATTTCTTTGTCTGATAGTCGTGTTGACCATTGGTGTGAGTACAGCTGGCGTAACTCTATACAACTACGCAATTCTTCTTGAACGTCATAGGCAAGAGGTCGAGAAGGAATTATTATCTGCATTGAATAAAGATGCTCTGGTGTCGGAGGTACATACTGGTTTATCAAAGAAGGAGGAGTTTGTAGAATGGTTGGCTCTGTTTGCATTGCTAAGTACACCTTTTCTATTACTCGCATACACCATCCTAAAAATGTACGTGAATTAACCTTGTCCCTATCTTTCCATAAAGGCATCCTCCAGTAATATTCTTCCGGGAACTTGCAGAATGGACGATAACATGGATCATCCATAAGAGTAAAAGGCATTCTTCTCATAGCAAAAATTCTTTACTAAAATACCCTTTTGCAATAAGCCACTTAATCATAGACACACAACTGTCAAAAGGGCTGTTCTCGATATGGGTACCGGCAAAACAATCTACGGTATATCTACATACGGAGAAGTTATATCCAGCCTCATACTTAATCAATTCTGGATGGTGAAGAACATTTGGTTTGTCGCAAGGAATCTCATAAGGAAGCAGTTCAAGTAACCGGGCCAAGCTCCATGCTGGAATGTCATTGTTATCTATGTCTTCCAGTGATGGCGGACACAATTGTAGTTCCCATTCCAATGAATCAGTTTTTGATTTTGTACAGCGATATACCAAATCTGCTGTTTCAGGTTTTACACCTAACTCTATTAATTGTTGCGACTGCTCTATGCTTGTTGCAACTTGTGTTATAAACTGTGCCATATCGTTATTATTTTTTCATTAGTTCTTCTTCAAATTCGGCAATGATACAGTCTGCATCACCACCATGTACCCAATTCTCTAAAACAGAAGCCAAAATTTCTATAGCCCTTTTCTTGGCATCTTCTTCACCTTGTTTGTAGGCATCCGTACCTATTCGATCTATGTCTCCTAAAAAATCATAACTCATACTTTCTCCTTCTTTACCAATTCAACTTCTGTCGGCTCTTCATCTTCCCATTTTACTTCGGGAAATAAAGATGAGTCTAGCTTGTAGAAATCATGGGGATTGTCACTACATGGTTGCCAATTTTCCTTTTTATCATGCTTCACGGGTCGTTCTCTATAAAGATACAAATCACCGTCTTTGTCTCTTGCTATATACATAATCAACAGATTTTAGCTGTTCTTTCAATTCTTCAATCATCCGTTCAAGACGATGATATTCATCTCTTCCTGCTGGATAAGACTGGTCAATACAATCACGACAGAATTCCAGACGTTTAATTTGTTGTTCCAATGTTTCGTTCATATTTCTTATTATTATATTTTATTCCAGAGGACAATCACTGGGAATATCAACTTCGTCACTTTCGTAGGGTCGAAGTGCAGCGGCTACTGTCCTTTTTAATTTTTCACAGAAGAGTTTTACGTCATCGTCACAAAACCAATCATACGGATCTGGGTCCGGAAGAATTGTACAATGCGGACATTGTGTACATTTCTCGATTTCATTAACTATTGTTTTACCCATATTGTATATCAACTTTAATTAAACCAATGTTTTCAATATTCCAATCGCTTTTGCTATACTCAAAACCTCCTTCTTTGTTTTTACAGAAGCCGGAATAATTGTCCCATTTGCAGACTTAGAATAGGTCTTGCCACGACATAATACATAATCGTAACCCATTACTTGCTTCTTACGAGAGAAACCTATACATCCATATTGCAGCGTCCATTCAGAACCACCTCCAAACGGCATATAGTTACCTTTATCATCAGACCACGAATTTTGATGACGTCTTGCATGAAAATAACGAGTACCAGGTTGATTATACAATAGCACTTCGTATGCACTATTAATTGAACGATTATGTAAATTCAATCGTTCGCAATTCAATCGTTGTTGAGTATCAATCGGTAAATCACAGAATTTCATATTTATTCTTATCTGAGTGTTGGTTTCTCGAATGTAATATTAGGCAGAAGAGAGTCGACTTTATTAGCAATTCTACAATTCCATTCTTGTTCTACATTTGATATAGCTTCCATTATCTTACCGAAAAGGCAAACTGGAATTTCATCGCAGCAGGGGTCTATAAAAGAGACACATCCTTTTTCATCTATCTTATACCGTATTAAAAGCTGTTTACGGTCATCTGTAATTCTCTTTTTACTCATTTACGATATTTAATAAGTTAAATTTCCATCTTTACTAATAGTAATCACCCCGCTCGTTACCCCAACAAAATAATACTCGGCCTTTGAGATGATGCCTTTGTTTTTCTCCAACATGTGTTCTGCTTCTATTTTATCAAAAGCGGTAACTAAGCAAAGTGTATTATCAATGCATAGTCTAAAAATAAATGTTCCCATATTAATTACTATCTTTTTATTAGTTAATTTTCACCCAAATACGAGAACCGGGTAAATCTGACTTAGCTGACATTACATGAAATGCCAACACCTTTTTCACATCTACGCGGTTCCCTTTGATTGTTCTTTTAACTTTTTCAGCACTCACAAAATAAGTGTATTCACGTTCACCATTTAGATGTTTGTTAAGAGCTTCTTTTGCGTCAGATTCCTCTTTAAAAACATCATAAGAATATGCGTTATAGGTCCGTTCTCCATCCAATTTAAATTGTAGCTGATAAAAGACTTCATTTGTTTCTTTATCAAAAGATTTTCCTATTCTTATCTTCATTTCTATACATTTATTAGTTAAAGAGCACACCCTAATAAAAATAAAGTGTCGAATTTTAAAATTATTGCTGAAATGGATGCGCCCTTTGTTTTTTATTACTACTTTTACAACTGTCGAATTTAAAAAATTATTGTTTATGAAATTAACTAGTGAAATTATCAACATCCTCAACGCAGGTGGAAGTGTAAAGATTAACTGTAAATCAAAACTAACTTCAGAACTAATCAACATTGCTATGGCTGCGTCAAAGAATAACGTAACTCTCATTTGTACCAATGCAGGATGCAAATTAACATCAGAGCTAATTAACATAGCTGCTGCTGGTAAAGGACATGTTGTTTTTGAATTAGACTAATGTTTAAAGTCAGGGCGTGCACAACTATTGCTACCTGACTTTACGTCATTTTCTATTGTGTAATCCATTTGTACAGTTTTTCGGCAACTTCAATGATGGATTCTTTATCACAGATTTTCACCGATACTTCCACACACCATCTACGCAAATCCATTTCCTGTTCTTTAGGTGTCATTGCTAAATCTTTTGTTTCTGATTTTTCTTTCATACATTCTTGTTTTTTGTTTTGTTCCTCTAATTTGCAACAATTATGTTTATCATCTTGCTTCCAACATGGAAGCCCTGAACCTGAATATAAGTCACAATAGTCACAACCGTCCCAATTTGGGCGTGCTCTACATACATTGATAATATTTTCCCTTTGTTTGTGAGAAAGAAAATAACTTCTTAATCTTTCCGCATTATTAACATTAGTTGCCATGTTCTCAAAATTTATCATTTATAGACTCTCTTATCTTCTTGTCGGTGCCGGTTTAGTTTTAAACATATACAAATCTTTACCATTATTATCAAGAAGATAATAATCCGGTTTTACTAATGTGATCCAGTAATCTGTAGGCAGCAAACGTTCGTCTCCAAAAGAAGGAGACGTGTATTGGCTAGTTGGAACATAATGAGCTTGAAACAAAACCTTATCATTGTTATATGTTGACATGATTCTTGTTATATCTACATCAGAAAAATGTTCCAAGACCCCATGTGTTACCACTACTGTAGATGATTCAAAAAACTTAGGTTCACAAATATTCTCTTTAACATAAAACAATGGGACTTTTCCTAAGTAATTATCCGTGGATATTGAGAGTGTGTTCTTGCAACATAGCTCCAACATAGGAATATTGATGTCAGAGAAGACGACTTTTGAAATTTTCTTTACATCAGAAACACCTGTTAATCCAAAATAATTAAACAATCTCTCTCCTATTTGCGAAATAGCAAGGCTTACAGTACCTATTCCACATCCTTCCTCCTTTAAGATAAGGGGTGCTTTCAGGTCGTAGGATATTTGTTGTATATTGATAATTATTTCTTCTATAAACCGGTTATATTTTTTACAAAAGACATTCACATAACTGTCGTTACAGACACGACTTTGATAGAAATTATCCCATGTATTCACAGACTCTGTAATATTATCTTTGCTCATATCTCCTTTTGATTCTCAAATTATTCCTCATCAACATACACCTCTTTCTTATTGTCAGGCCAAGATTTACGAATCAGGGAAGTGATCTTCTTTCTTTGAAGTCTCTCGATAGCTTTTCTTTTGGCTTCGGCTTTATTATTAGCCGAAACCACTATTTCAAAAGCATCCAAGTCAATCGTCACTCGGTATTTTTTCATATCATTTTTCTATACTTTTTCCAGATCACTGCTTGCTGCAATTCCTTTTAAAACAGCTCCTCCAACTTCAACACGATAAAAGTAAGAAGGCTGAACATTGTTATCTGAATCTTCAGAAAATGACGGATACACTTTCTTTACTCGACCAATTTTCCCAACCATTGCCGGTTGCAAATCATTAGAGACAATTTTCACATTATCCCCAACATTAAATTTTAAATTTTCCATATTATTGTTGTTGAATTATGCAACCTTACGTTGCGTTGTTACTAATATTTTACATAATGCCTCACAAAGAACTCGTGCCATATTAACTTCTACGGCATTTCCTATATACTTTTTCTGTTCTGCTTTTGTTCCTATTAGCATATAATCTTCTGGGAATCCCATAATACGTTTCAACTCTGGAATCGTTAGCATTCTCATTTTTATGTCGGAAATACCATACATAGCCATGAATTCCTTTATTTTCTTCATTACATCACTATCTGTGTCATATATCTCATATACCAGTCCTCCTGGAAACATCTTAATAAAGCCAGGTAGCTCTCCCTCTCCAGATGCTTCAATCAAATATGGTGGCATCTTATCCATTCTAGCGATTAACGTAAAACAAGGTTTATCTACTGATCCACCAGCAGAATTAAATTGAGGATTCATCAAGTAATGCCATTTACGGTTTGCAGTAATTACTGGTGCCGGTTGATTTATACTTGTGCCAACATTCTTAAAATTTGTATTTAAAATCCAAGGTTTACAGCTTACAAGGCTATATTTGGGATTAACAGTAATACAACCTAGTGGTTTATCCAGCGAAGAAGGCTTACTGTTTCCGTATTGTTGGTCAATAAACACAGAAGAAATTAATGAAAATCGGTCTTTTGTTGTTACAGTTGGTGCTGGTTCATCTACAGATTTACAAAATCCATTTCCATAATGAACAGAAATAAATGCTTTTCCGGTTAGAATATTTAAACGGTTTATGCAAGCAACACCAAGTCGATTTTGAGTAGATATTACTGGACATGGATCCTCAACTCCCAGAGCATTGTACTTTCCAGCTTTACTCATTGAGTTATACTTAACCATGAAGGCATCTTTTCCACCTGCTACAAACTTAATAAGTCCTGCATAAATTCTTAATAAAGAAGAATCTACTAAAGGTGTTTTCCGACCAAATATACTTTTCCCTTCATCATCAAAGTCTAACACTTCTCGTACTGCCTTCCAGTTCTTTAATTTTGGGTCTGGCTTTTTAGAATGGGTTTGCTCTGGAAAAACAATAGGTAAACTCCCTTTCGCAAATATTCCGAAAAATCTCTTCCTAGAAGTGTAAGCCCCATAGTCTGCTGAATTTAATATTTTATGTTCAAATTTGTAGCCATAAGACCTTACGCTATCCAGCCATCTCAAATAAGATTTACCTTTATCACGACTAATGGGTTTACCGTACTCATCCAAATCTCCCCATGACATAAACTCTTCTACATTCTCAATTTGAATATAGTCTGGGTTAATAGCCTCAATATACCGAAACAAGTGCTCTGCAAGTGTTCTACTATCTGCATCTCGTGGTTGACCACCTTTAGCTTTCGAGAAATTAGTACATTCCAACGAAGCCCATAAAACTATCAATGCTTCAGGGTATTCAGCTCTGCATTTTTGTAGATGGGAAACTAAAGGAGATAAATTTAGTGTACGAATATCTTCTGTAAAATGAAGAGCGTCCGGATGATTAGCAGCATGACTTGCAATCGCATTTTTATCATGATTTACACATGCTATTACCTTAGCACATTGTTCATTCTCTAAACGGGCTTTTTCTACCCCTGTGCTGGTTCCACCGGCACCACAAAATAAATCTATATAAAGTAATTTCATTGTTTTTCCAAGTATTCTACAATATCTTCATCAGGCATATTAAAGGTATCTTCATCCAGATAGAAATAAATCTGTTCATCTACAAATTCTGCTTCTCGTGTACTCCAATTACCCATATCATCTAATAATTGTCGCGCTAACCGTTCTACAGATACAGTCACCTTTTCTTCATCAGGAGTATTTTCAAAGATTACTACCGTTTTTATTGGATAATCAGCACCATTCCAATCAATATAATCTGGATTTTGGCAAAACATCCCACGAATAATCGACCATATTTTTTCTGACTGAAAATCAGAATTTTGTATATGCCAGTAACATTCCCAGTATGTAAATCCGGCACTGCGTAGCATTTCCTGAATAACCATATCAGAGGCACCATTACTTATTGCATCTTGAAGTGCGCACCAGTACCCTTGATTGAAGTCAGTCAATTTTGGAGTTAATTCGTCGGCCTTTACTTTTACACTCCCTTTTTTATCAGAAAAAATTAGAGAAACTAATGTGTCATTTTCAACAGGATAAGAAACCGAGGTGCATATTTGCACAACTTTCTGCTCGTCACTATTTTCAGGGTGCCATATTACTTCAGCACCAATATTTATAAAATAGTATTTATTCATGTTCAATTTTATATATTAGGACATATTTAGCGAATCTAACAATTGTTTTAAAGGTTGTTTGTCATCTTCACTCTTAGCTGTTAATAGTTTCACTTCTCCGTCAGCTAATTGATAAAATTCATCTTTTTCAGCATAGTTCATAGCTTTTATATACAATTCAAAAGCATCTTCAATAGACATGCCATCTGCCGAAATATTAGCTAACAATTCTCCCATACACACTTCGCTTTGTGCATATTGTCTTATAATCTTTTTAAATGTTTCCATGTGTCAAAAATATTCTGTCACCCATACCATATCAAATATGGGTGGCGATAATATTAAATAGTCAAGGTCTTAGTCAATTCGCCTTTATAACCACGTTCACGTAACATGTTTATAAGAGCTTCGTCACTATGCAGACAATCGTTACTTTTTGCCTCGCCTGTCAACAGGCTCGGCGAAGGCTGAAATGCTGCAACCGCTCTCACCATGTAACTGCTGTACTTGCTGTAGCCGAAGCCGCCATTACTAAAGTACACGCCCCAGCTGCCGAACCGACTGCCCCCACTGCTACTCCAAACCCAGGTTTCATCAGAATCTTCTGTAGGAAGTAAACATTCATCGGGACATCCAATTTCTTTCATTGCTTTGTTTATCTCATCATGATATGCGCAAAGCACTCCTAGCTCCATCAAACAAGGCAAATACCACTGGAGGCCACCTTTTTGATAGTTCCAGCAGCGTTTGGCGGCAGTCATTCCATCAATATCAGTTTGTGCTTCTACAATACGTTTGGTTAGATCAAGTCCGGAGAAAGTTTGCATAGCAACGGATTCATTCTGCTCTTCCGTTAAGATCCTATCAGTATTTCCCCATTGTTCTTGCCAAGTGTCAAACGCCAAAACACGACTCATAAATTCTGTTTCTACGATAATACCAATAGCATTAGCATAATTCATACCTCTTGCTCTGAAATCTGCGATTTCATACTGTTTCTTGTCGGCTCCTAAAACCGAAATAGAATACGTTTCCATACTTGTAAATTATTATTAATATTGATTTTAGAACCACACCAATAGTCTTGGAGTCTTCCAATAAAAATTGAATACTGGGAATATCTCTTTAAGTGTGGTAGTTATTTTTCCTGTAATATTTTTCACATGTCTAATTCGCAAATGGTTAGCTGTTACGATATAGTCTATTCCTGATTGTAACCCTATTTGCGAAAGAAGCGATTTCAAGAATATTTTTATATGTTGCTTTGCATCAGTAATTGAACGATAGTCGAAATCAATGTTAGCTACATACTTGATACGCTTGCGTTTCATTTATTTTTCAGCTTGTTATTAAATTTGATCTTTCCATTTTTGTATAAATCAATTTTCTTTTTTCGATACTTCCGTTTTAACTCTGTCCAATATTCTGTTGGATATTGTTTAGAGTGCTTGCGAACAGGAGGAGATAGTATAGATTGTATAAGCCGCTTGCTAACATTGAACATAGCAGCCAACCTTCTTTGGCTATATCCTTCACGGGCCAAAATTTGAATAGCCTGACGTTGTTCTGGGGACAACTTAGCGCGACCATCAAACTTGGTTCCTGCCAACTTGATATTCTCAATTTTCAATGGCATATTTATTACTGTTTTAATGTGAATAGATTTTATTGTTTTATATGGTGTGAATAGTTGTCCACTTTAACCATTGTTTAACACAAAAGGCTGCTCTATTTTGTTAGAACAGCCTTTGCTTTACAGACATCACTTTAACTATGGTCGATTGTACCTTAGTCCGTCTGTATGAATAAACCATTTCTTCAAACTTCCGTCTGACTTCTGAACTTTCTCAATATCCACTGTTAACCAATGAATAGCTCCCTCACCGAACTTGATTTCCCTTTTGGTCGGGTGTCTCCAATAATCAATCGTCTTTTTGTGCCCCATATTAATCATTATTTATTGCCACAGATTTTACCTTGTCGGTGATAGGCATGTACTCTATAAGATATGCAAGGTGTCCAGGAACAATATCCTCCAGTTCAATATCTACCTGGTTGCCCCATTCGTTATCAAAAGCCGATAATTCAATGCATCCGTCATTCAACCATACCTTATGGATCACGACATCCATAGGTCCGTCATTCAGGTTGACTAGGATTATAGGCGGGTCATATAATTCTTCCTCATCGTTTTCATCATTAATCCAGACAAATTCGCCACCATGAGCTTCCAATGCTAAATGTAATTCTCTAGCTTCCATTTTTCTAATTTTATCACACATGGCGTAAAAATTAGAATGCTCCATATATTCCATGATAATTCAATATTTTATGACCTACAAACACAAATATATTCTCCGGCAATTTTATATTCCTCATAGCGTCCATCCCAATGATTTAGCACAGAGCACCAACCATCCTCATTTATGATTGAATCCAACCAATCACTCAATGAATCAGTAGTTCTTTGAGCCGCCACAGATTCACGCCATAAATACGCATATTCATCATCTTTATATACTATATCATTAGCTATATTGGTCAGTTCATCTTCCGTGCCAATATAATAATCAATACCATTTGCACAGTATAGTTGTTCACCATAGGAACATTCTTCAAATGTATCATTCAAATCACCGAATGTACATCCCAAATGTACTCCCAATGCAACAAAGCGTTTGGCTTCATCTTCGTCACATTCACGTAAATCCATTACTTGCTGGATGATTTCTTTTGTGGCAATAAACCCTTCTTTACCCATGTCAAAAACCGCTTCCAGTTCTTCTGTTAACGCAGTTTCTTCTTCTTCAACAAGGTCACAAATATTATTTATGATCTCTTCAATATTATCTGGAAGCGGACTGTATAACCAGCCATTACCATATTTATATCCATTATCTACATATAAGCCTTTTATAGCAAGAAAGAAACATTTTACGTTGTAGTCTGAAGATGTATGGAAGTATTTGTTTGACAATCCAAGGATATATTGAATGGGATTATTCCTCATTTTCTCATAAAGCACATTTCTCACCTGTATTATAGCCGCGTCACTAATATTAAAATTCTTAACAAGAATCTGAAAAGAAATATCATCAAACTGTTCACGGTAATGCTCATTATATGTTTTAAACAACTCCACAAAGTAATTGTAATCGTTAACATATTGCTCACCGTTTAAATATTCATCTTGACGAACTGTACCGCCAGACATACCACCTAGATGATATTTGTTCCAAAATTCCAAAAGTTTCTTTTGTCCTTCTGTACGAGGATTTATATGATCGTAGCATTGCCCAGCACTCATACCACCAGCCCCACATACCGAAACGCTGAAACTTTGTTTAAATTTTTGCAATGTTTCACGGTTTATACGAGTAGATTCTTCTTTATAAACCTCAAAATCTACAGTCCAACTGTTTTTATTTTGGTCCCGAAATTGGACGGAACGTTTGAATATTATATCGTTTCTCATAATCAATCTTTCTAATTTTATTTTCATAAACCAGAGGAAATGTACCTAAACTGGTTTATGAAAACTGCCTTGATTAAGTTATTTACGCCATTCCTTCATTTTAGCAACCACATCAATGTTGTTGTCATCCAGCGTTTTCTTCAACATACCAATCAAACGCCAACCTTCTCTATTCTCGTACAACTTTGCCTTCTTATTCAAAAAAGCAAGGGACGCGTTTTTACTTAATGTTTTTCCATTGTCATCAATGATAACGCAATTATGAAAACGAATCATGTTCTGCATTGTAAAGAACGCTCCAGCTCCTTTGTAAGCATCTAGCCATGCTGCATTTTGAGGAGTACCCCAATGCATTTTGATACGCCTTTTATTGAACTCCTGCACCGAATGCCAAAGTTCATAAGTGTTTTCGGCATGTTGTATTTTATGTACTGCAAACAACAATGGCTTGATTACTTTTTTATCAAAATCATCAACGAAAATGTTTTGGCCGTTGATACGTTTATACGGTACCCCTTTACATTTTCTCAATTTCAACTTCTCAAATCTCTTTTTGAGTTTCTCGATATAGTCTTTTGCCATATCTAATACCACTCTTTTGTTGAACCAGCGATTTCGATCTCTGAAATTATCGACATCACCATTCTGCATCATTTTGTGCTGGGCGTACAACTCGTTATTTAGCATCTTCCACTGATATTCATATCCCATATTACGAATCACCTCTGAAACTCCAATCGGCTTATAAGCACCGTGGGTATTGGTAGTTATATAAATTATGCGGAACATCTGTGCCATTACCCAACGTCTGAATAATTGCCGATTAGGAATTGTGCCTTGAATTATAATGGCCTGGAAGATTGGATCATCTTCTTCCAAGATACTAATGACACCATCTCTTTTTGAGGCTATAAACTCCAAACCATCTGCACTTTGCATTGCAAAAAGCTCACTAACATCAACACCAGCTTTCTTTAGAGCTTCAATACGCTCCTTAGCTTTGGTTTGATTAGCTGTAAGCGTAAACTCGGTACCACACTCAGGACATTCAAATTTTAACTGTTTCATAACTTATTAATAATTTAATTTTTAGTCTGATTATTTATTTCTCTACTGTAACCCAGTTTTTGAGAATTACTAAATCTCTATCTTTGTTGCTTTGCCAAAACCATTTACCCATTTTATTAGCATCCCAACCTATACCCAATATTATTTGACAGAGAATGTATAATTCCAATTCGACTTGTGCTATATCTCGACCAACTCCAAACAACATGTCTTCATCCTCCAAATCTTTATCAGACAAAGCCTTAAAGTATTTTCGGCTTTTACATTCACTCATTGTTGATGGAATAGAATGTTTATATCGAGTATATAAATGCTCTACATTAGACAGAAACTCATCAAGAGAAGCGCATAATTCCACACCTAAGTCTCCCTCATACTGCGAATTCTGTATAATATATTGGCCATTAAGTTTGAAACTTCGTGTTTTAAAATCTACTTTAAACTTGGTTCCGTTCTCTACAGCCTGTATTGATTCTTGATAAATATTTTTCATAATGTTTACTTTTGATTTTATACTCAAACCTTTGACACATTTCTTTAAAAGCCTGATATTAACATCCAGAATACGCCGGAATAAAGGTTTATAAAACCGTAGATGCCGGCGTAATTGTCGGATAGTTGTTAAACGCAAGGTTCTTGTATAAATGAAAGTTGTGTTACTTATAAAACAGCCCCCATTTAGCGTGACACATGTCTATATGTTTATGATATATACTGTATCAAGTAATGCCCGCGTAATCCTAGGTCATACATAGGATGACCGTCATCACGCGGGCATCATATCTTGTCCAGTATGTTAAATTACTAAATCCTAGACTGTAAACTTTGTGTTAAGTAATAAGTTGTAATTCTCAAAATATTGGCACATTTCTATACTTATTCGATTTAGAGCTGGTGTGATCAGGAACGGACCAGGACAATTAGTACTCGGTCCTTCCTGATATATAACCAGCTATATAAATGATATTTCTTGAATTACATTTCTGTGCTAAATAGTTATCCTCATAATACTGATACATTACTTTACCCAATAGATGTATTCCGGTTGGATATTCCTGGAGCAGATGAGTTATCGACTCATAGGTCCAGGAAGCTGCTCACCGGAACAGTAAACAAATGTATTCCTTGGATAACTTTTGATGTATTTCATTTATTTTACAAGTTCTCAAATAATCGGCACATTACTTTATTTTTATGATAATTCTAAATATGACTTGATCGTAGAACCTGAGGTGAAAGGCTATATAGCCTTGTAACCTCCGGTGAAATGATCAATCATTCAAATTTAGAATATGAAAATATCTTCTTGAACTTGCCTGCTGTGCTACTTGATAAAAATCCTCATAACAATTGGCACATCTCTTTATCTTCATTGATATAATCCAGATGATTATATGGTGCCCGGAGTAGATACTGAAGGATGTAATCCTTCAAGGATAGAATCGGGGCACCTAATATATAATCTGGATATTAAACACTTGTTCCTCGGATTCATTTACTGTGTGTTCAGATTGTAGTTACAATATTGCCACTAAAGTATTGTACGCTGCTCTTCTGGTCAAAATAGCATTCTGCATACAACCTATTGTCAAATAACCTTCAATTTCTTTACTCTTAGATTTATTTCGATTAGCCTTTACGTTCCGACCAATACTTCTAACAACACAACCATCCGGCTTATCCTTAACATAGCCAAGGCCACCAACTTTATGTTTCCCAGTTTCAACGGCTCTAAGGCAATCCATTACGAATTTATTCAATTCATTAATATCAACCCGAACATTACATACTGGAAGGGTCTGAGTCGCCCAACTATATTCTCCATTGCCTTTATATAAATATCGGTTAACCGAATCCACAGCCTTCTTCAACGTAATACCACGTTTTCTGATGGTTCTTGATTCTATTTCTTTCTGGAAGGTTTTAAGACGATTGGGAGAGAAAGAAATCATACTTCCCTTAATGCTGAAACCTAGAAATTTAAACCACTTGTCCATAGTCAGGTACTCTACTTTCTTGGGATTCAAATTCATTGATTTTTCGGCCAATCTCTTTTGTAAAATGGTCATAGCCTTTTCATAGTCCGGACCAACGAACAACATATCATCCGAATACCTTACGTAAAACCCATTCAATTGGGACAGTTCATCATCCAGGCTATATAGCAACACGTTGGCTAACCAGCTTGCTACTGCGCATCCTTGTTTAAGTGATTGATATTTTTCATGCAGTTCGTTGTTCTCATCGAAATACAATCCGCAATGATAGTATTTTCTTAATACATCAATTAACACAGAGTGACCATACTTAGCTTCTACCTTATCAAAAGCTGCGTCAATAAACCGGATAGGAACAGTGTCGAAATATTTACTTAAATCAGATTTCCAGCCCACATAACCATCACTTTTCATGTCAACAATTGTGTGACTTACTTCCAGAACCACTTTACCGCAACCAATACCGACCTGATAAGATTTACAAGCAGGATGAATCATCTCTGGCATTAAATCAAATAACAAATCGTTCGCGATGTTTAGGATTATACGGTCAATAGGTTCATTGACATATACAGTACGAAACTCTCCGTTATCCTTCGGGATTTGTGCAATATGTGGTGGTGTTATTTGATATTTACCATTCAACATAGCTTCTGCCATGCGAATTCTGGTTGGTTCTTCTGTCAGTTTGATAAGTTCGCTCTTCCGAATATCCTTCAGAACGCCTTTCTCAATTGCTTTTGTCCATCTATTAATGTCGAAGAACATTGTAAGAATCTTATCTTTCATTTTATATCTCCTTTCTTTTTGAGTTGTTCCTTATATCTCCTGTGCTCACGAATTGTTGCTGCCCATTCTGCTTTTGTAGGTTTGTATCGCCCTTCTGCTTTACGTTGTTTTAAACTCTCTTTATTTTTCAAATATTTGTCTGGGCAACAAATAAATTGAATAAGACGCTTGCTCACTCCAAATATTTTAGCAAGTTTAGAGTAACTGATTAATTGCTTTTCTCTCAACCATTTTATATATTCTTTTTGGTCTGGAGTGAGCTTTATTCGTCTATCATATTGGGTTCCAGCGATACGAGTCTTTTCTGATTTATACGGCATCGTTTTTAAAATACATTAAATCATCGTGTAAATTGTTAGGACATCGTTCATCAAACCAATGCCAGACATCAATCTTTAAGGTTCCGGCCGGGAAGTTGAGAAAGTCTTCTTCAATCTCATCATCGTTATTGACCGGAATGTCTCCAAACATTTCCCATAATTCTGAAAGGGTGCATAATTCTACATGCTCTTCACAAATGCCACACCAGCAATCTGTCACCTCAATTGAATCATTGCATCTGATTTCACGTGTATTCGGATTTACCCATACCCTCTTTTCAACATCACTGCTTCCACATTTTGAGCAATACAATGTGTCTAATGACCTTTCTACTTGTGCCCCCTTCTTTTTAAACACTATGTCAAACTGTTTGAGATTTGAAAGTTCTGTAAAAACCATTTCTGTAATAAAGGATCTCATTTTATTAATCTGTTCATCTGATGATATTCCCCATATATTAGCCGCAGCTTGTACTGCATTTTGCATGGAAAAACAGATTTGAGTCCAGTCATCGTACTCTTTTTTATCTTCGAGGATCTCATGGATTAGCGTTTTCGCTTTCTCAATGTATTCTTGATTGAATGATTTTGATGTTTTCATATCCTATTGTGTTAAGTTCTTCTAACAATGACCGATATTCTTGTTCAGTAGCTAAAGGCCAATTTTTCAGAATGTCAGGAGAGCAACCGGCGTGTTGTCCGATGTGCATATAGCTTGTCAATTTAGTTTTGAACCTATCCCAAAATTCATTCACAAATACAGCACATATTTCTCCTTCTTCTGGAGATTTTACGAAAGTTATTTTTGTTTCATTTTTCATACATATCAATTGTTATTATACCATTCTATTTCAGCATCATTTGCTTCACGATACAGCATATATACACCACCAATAGTTGAGTTGTAAATAAGGGTGTATCCATCCTTTTGATGTACGGAATCAGTGCCATTATTCACCCACCTTGGTTCTTCGCTGCGAATATCATCGTCAGTCCATTCATCACTATCCCATTGTTTAAGATAGTCAATAACAGCATCTCCATTCGCATCGGTAAAGACAGTTCCATACCCTTCGCCATCATACAGTTTATTGCATTCGTCCAGCATGTCTCCAAATTGGACATCAACGATGATCCTATACAGTTTTGGGAGTTTCATTGATTTTTGTGACATAATTATCTTTTCTTATTTCGTTTCCGGTCTTTTCTTATTTGCTTCTTGTTACGTCCATTTTTTGTTGAGGAGCCTTTATATGTAGGAGGAACCCGTCTCCACGGAGTCGATTTTTCTTCATAATCTTCTACTTTCTCAAAATAGACAGTAGGTGGGTTTTCAAATAATATCATATCTTTCCACTTTGAATATTAATCTATTTCATTTAATACCAAATTTCTCACATTTTCGATTTTATACATCATTTCATTAGCGTACAAAACCATCTGTTCAAACGATGTCCTATCTTGAATCAAATCTTCTGGACGCGACATTGAAACATGTTCATAATCGGAAATTTGATTATCAAAATTATCATCAGATCCAATTATTGCAATTATTTGATTTATCAATTCCTCTTTACTCATTTCTAATCTGTTATATATTAAATATGACAATCATAAATCGAAATGATAGTATCCTCTGAAAGTCCTTCTAATAGTTTTTTCACTTCTTCTTCCCAGATATGGTCATCTTTCTCATTCAGCACAACAGCCCACCAGCCCATTTGTCCTTTTTCATACCAATGACCATCTTTAACAATAGCAAATGGTATAATATTATCCAAATTAGCAATGTCTTTTTTTACGGCTACATCTGCTCTGTTTTCATCAATAACTTTCTGCTTTTCTTCTTCGCTCCATCCCCATGAGAAATTGACAGGTACCAATGGTTCAGTTCCCTCTTTCAGCCAGAGGTATCCAGCCCATCTGCCACCTCTTACATACCAATCCCATTTAGCATCCGGATTATATGTTGAAATAACGTTCCCTTTTTCGTCTATTTCACTGTATTTTATAGCATCTTGATATACTTGTTCATCACTCCAATGTAACTTTTGAGGAAACTCGTTTTCCAGATATTCTATATGTCTTTCATTTTCACAACCCTGTTTATAAAGTTCTTTGTTTTCCAGATACTTTGCATATACAGTGTTTCGATAATCTTCAATCTCTTTTCTTTTCAAAGCTACTAGCTCATCCTTTGTGTGTTTTATATACGGAGGAAGTTCCAAACTCTCGTCGTATTTTTCTAATTGTTTTTCTGCGTCATCACCAATGACCATTACTACAAAATGACTCATTATTTTACTCCTTTCTTATTTTATTTTACACTATTAATATTATCCTTCTTTCTATACGAAGTAAGTTGTGATTTATGTCAGGAGCGAACCATACAAGATACCATTCTCCTTTTGTAAATCCTTTCCACATTTTACCTTCGTATCTTCCTGTGGGTATTGAGGTAGAATATTCTTTTAATCCCTTGAACGTTTGTTCGCTCATAAGTGCATGGGTATTGTCCAGTTCAATAAATCTTCTGTGAGGTTGTTGCCAATGTTTCCCTAATGGATCAGTAATTGGCGGTATTATCTGTTCTCCGTTCATTTCTTGACCACTTAAAATTACCAAACCCTGATGTCATAGTCTCTAAAATAATCTTCCAGTTCTTTTAGTCCTTCCAAACTGTGCAGTCCACCCTCGCCAACTACTTCAATATCAACAGATATTTCATAGTCTGTTTTAATACTGACCTTTGAGTTATTGAAAGTTTTTCTCACGCATTCTAAAATACTTGAAGAATCTGTACCATTTTTTACTATATTGAGTATCATTGTTTTTTGAATTTTAATTATGCAACATCATCTAACGGTCCACTATAGACTCTTCCATCCATATAATACAAACCTGTCCTCATACTGGTTGTTATGTAATTCCTCCCGGATTGCATTTTCATCATTGGCCCAATACTCATATTCTTCATGCCAGCATTTGAAAAAACTGTCGTAGCATTGTTCTATTAAGTCTGTGAGCGAAAAGTTGTCCGGATAACTGCACCAAGTTTTATAATATTTGATGATAGGTTCAAGCAAGTAGAAATCATAACACATACCTGTTAGTGGACAATCATCACCTACAGATTTGATAATACGGCTTCGTCTGTATTTGTAAGTGTATTTTTCATTTATATATTTGCCTGAAGATGAATAATATCTACCTTGTGTAATGTATGGCATAATATTATTATTGATATATCGAAATAATAGTTTACCACATAATTCCTCTGCATAAATATCATTACTGCAATCTATTGGACACTCAAAAATGGGATTATTATTATATTTAAAATTAAAATTGTATCCGCTATAATTAACACTCCAACTACATGATTGGGTATTTGTCAATTTCTCGAAAGTTCTTAGAGACGTTACATAATCTGAACCGTAAGCCTCCATACACTGATCCATTATATTCCAGCGTTCACGCTCAATAATTTCTTTTTGTACCTCTTCCGACAATTCATCAAAAGTGTACAGTTGCAATGTTATTGTTTTCATTGATTTAAGATTGTTGGTTTTTAAACTCCATATAAAGGAACTCTGATATATTTGACTGGAAATTATAGGATATTCCCCATGTTCCAAAAGTTTCAAAGAACCAGTCAACAAGAAAGTCCCGGTCCTCGTTAGCTTGTTCGCTGTCTTCACCGGCATCTAACCTAGCAATCATAGCATTTACAAGAGGTGTGTCGTATGTAACCTCTCCATAAATATGATAAGGGTAGTCATAATCAATGTTATTAAAATTACCACAGATCCTATGGTCCGGATTATGCAAGTATTTCTTCATATCAGAATTAAATTGCCAAGCCATTACATTACTGTAATCTTCCAGATATTCATCCGAAAAGTTCTCCATGATAAAATCCTTATTTTTATCATCAACCATGCTTTCACGTGCATCTTTGAGAATTTGACAAAGGCGTGTCGCCATATTATCAATATTTATATACTTCTTTTCTTCCATTTTACTACTTTATTTGAAGTTGAAGATTATCATTACCATAAGAATACATCATTACAGAAGCCCCACAAGGAGCATTTTTACCAGCATGAAAACATCTCACACCTATTTCACGAAGTTTCTGAAAAGCATCAAATGATTGATTTTCGTTTGGAAAATGCAAATCAATAGAACTACCAATATCTACATGCTGTACCTGCAAGGATACTTTGTTTTTGTGATTTAAGACTATTACATCCATATTATTCATCGTTTTTTTGTTCACGTCTATATTGTCTGTATCTATCGTATGCTTTAAATGTCTCTGCTATAGTTTCAGAGAGATCATCAAATTTTAGAGGAGTAATTTTTGCAAAATATGCAATCCCTTTAGTTGTATAACAACAATTTGTTACAAGTCTATCTGGAGTGCCAAACAAACCACGAACTTTAAATCGGTCATCTGATCTTACTTGGAAATGTTCTGACAACACCTTCAATGTTTCATTACCAGCTTTGACTGCTTCTTCCAAAGTATCAAATATACCTATGGCAATTGTCTTACTACAAGAAGTAGCTGGGCAGCTACCTATCGGTCTGTCATGATAACGAAATTCTATTTCTAACAATTCCTTTTGCATATTTCTTTTTGTTTTTATTATCGAATAGTTTTTTGATGGTGTCCATAGTTGTCCACTTTTTGAATATTAACTCGCTTTAACTTTAAAGGAAAAGGCGCAACCAGAACAATAACATTCTGATCGCGCCACCCTTCAAACAAAAACATGTCGAACAACACACATGGAAACAACAAATATATGTAGTGTTCCGGGAATCGAACCCGGATTTCTACCATAACACTTTACTCGTGCTTACGATACTCTTTCACTTGTTCAATATCATCCATATTGTTCCACCAATTTGAAAAGTCATAGTAAACAAGATCTTCATCAAATTCTTCTTCCCCATTTTCATCTGTAGAAATATAGTCTTCTCTGTCAAGGCTGGCTATATCAATCATATCTTCGGTGTCTGTGATACCGTCAAACCAATCTTGCGCTTCTTTCACATCATCTTCACTAACTCCTGCATCAAAATGTTCTCCATCCTTGTATCCAAGCCAGTCTGCAATTGTATCAAAGTCAAACCAAAAGAAATTATTTATGTCATCATCGGTCCAACCACTTTCAGGAGCAGCACTCTCCATTATGGATTCAATTTTATCCAGTTGTTCATCGGTACAGTTCTTTGCCCGATCCTCACCCCCACTCCAAAATTTGAAATCTCGAAGTGAAATTTCTGATATAACTTTCATAGTTCGTTTGCTTTTAAAAGTTCCTTAGCAACTCTTCCTACCCGCAGCAAGTATTCATTCCAGACTCTCCCATCAGAGATTCTGTTCTGAACAACAGCACTATAACCGCATTTAATATTCAATTCTCTCACATCATAAGGGGAAACAAGCATACCTCCATGTTGTGCCAAGTTATAATCCGGTTCTTTAGGAAATGATTTTATATACCTCTTAATAATTTGAATACTCTCTTGCTTATCCTTTCCTTTGGATAACAATAGTTTCTCAATACTATTCATAACAGCATTGAGATTAGGATTTACTGAATACTTCATATTACAACTGTTTTATGTATGAATACTCCAACGTCTTTCAGTCGCATTTGGGGACATAATTATCCCGCCGCAAATTTTGCGTTCGCCATTTACCACCTCAGAGAATCCAAAGCTATTTTTCGCAAAATCACCATATATTTCAATATGTTGGTTAACGGCAAATCTCACCCATTTTTGTAGACTTTTCAAGCAATCTTCAAAACTTGAATCTTGCAATTCCGAAGCAATATTCTTGACCTCTTTTACACGCTCTGATATTTCTGGGGACATTTTTAATTCCAATGGTTTGTTTATGGCTGCATACTCTTCAGGGTATTGAATGGAAAGTTGATGTATCCGGCTTCCCCAAATATTATTGAATATTGAAATAACCTTATCCTTGGATACTTTCTGAAGCTGTGCTCCATCCCAATAAAAATACTTATTATAGTCCAAATCGTCCCAATAAACAATACTTGCGATAATAGCATGAGAATCTTTCATAATTGCAAACCGGTTACTTTCTGACGAAAAAAGACTTTCTACACTGGGGCCAATAAAACACAAATGTGTTCCGTGTGTGCGCACTAACCAAAAAAATGGCTCATTGGTCTTTTCAAGAGTTTTCAAATCATACTTCTCGAAATCAGAGATGCACAATTTAGTATCGTATAACTCTTTGCGCATTTGTTCAATAATTTCTGGTATCATACTTCTTTATTTTAATTTTCACTTTTTATCAATCTTCCAGTATAACCACGGTATTCAAGCAATGTCACAATAAGATGATCTGGCACATCTCTCAAACGTCTGTAATTTTCCGTTAACACTTCAAGCAGATATTCCTCATCTTGTCCCTGCAAAAAATTAGTCAATTCCCAGCCATAACTTGTGTACATACCTATATATTTACTACTTTGGAATAACGTAATTCTCCAGTGTATCCACGTCTACGCAATTCAGCAAACAACATGTTGTCATCAAAGTCAGACATTTTCAGAGTAGCTTTTACTCCTTGTTGAGTTATGCCCCCACTGGATTTGCGTCTTCTTTCTTTGTCACACTTCTTACAATAGTTTGCCAACCCATCTTTGGTTGCCTTGTTCTTAGAAAAATTTGATTTGGGCAAACTCTGACCACATTCTTTACACACTTTTGTTTCCATTATTGTCTTGATATTAATTGTTCTCTTCAGGATGGAGTTTCAAATACTCGGTAAGTTCACAGTCATATATTTGTTCCTTAGCAATTTCAGAAACAAGGGAATCTCCTTTAGTCTCCCAGAATTTCACCAACAAATCAATATTGGCGCATTCTGGGTGCTCTGTAATTATGCGCTCTCGGATTTCTTTTGGGATGCTATCAACTACATCGCACACATAATTTAAGCGGCAGGCTTTTAATGTTAGTATAACAATAACACATCCCACGATTACTTTGAATATCTTTTTCATTTGATACGTTTTTTACCGCTGTACATTTCCAGTGCACGCTCTACGAGTAAGTTCTGATTCCTGTCATCCAAATTGGCAAAAAATTCTTCTACCGCTCCATAATGACCATTTTGACTATTATATTCACGCCACTTGTTCCATAAATGTCTCCATCCACATTCGGCTTTTTCAAAAGCAACAGCACATTCGTGCTCATCCCAGCAATTCCACATATAGTAGAAGAAACTGGCTATATCATTCTTTTTTACCATTATCTTTCACATCAATCATTATAAACTTGAAATATTTCCAACTCTCCAATACAATACTATATTGCTTCTCATCCTCTAGTTGGTACATGGTACCATCTTTCAATGTTAGGAAGTAAGTGTTTCCATCTATTCTCACAGTCTTCTCCACGCGCTGTATGTTTCCTGTAAATACCCTTATAGTTTTGGCATTTATCGCAATACAGGAAAACAACAGGCATATAACTACCAAGATTCTATAGAATTTACTACCAATTGCAGTAGCTACTTTGATATACTTTTTCCGCTTATATACCACAACATACTTCTTCATAGATTTACGCTTTAAATAAATCATACACAGTTTTCCGCTTCACAGTAACATTTTGAGATTTAGGCAAATAAAATGTCATACTTGCACAAGAGGTAGAAATGATTTTCACGCTCGTTCTTTGGATTCTTGCTCGTTTCATATTAATTGATTTTAGATATTTGCATAATTTGAATATACAACTATAGCTCAAACACTGGAGTATAATTGAATCCGTCAAGTCTCGCAATTAGGTCTACACATTCTGACTCTAAATGCTCTAATTCCTTGCGGATTCTCTTTTCTCGGCTTTTTAACCTTTTCTTTGTTCGGGAGTCGGCAGTTTTCATTCTACGCATATTAATATCCATAAGATTTAACCGAATGCGGTCAGTAAGTTCCTGACATGACTTTAACCTGGTTTGTATTTGATCGCGTCCTTTCCACATTTTGCAGAACTCGTCTTTATCTCCTGGAAAATTGTAATATTCTCCCTCTATTTCCATATATTCCTGTGCGCTTTTAGGTGTATATCCAGTGCGGTCAATAAATTCCTGCATCAACATAATTCTTTCTTTTTTACTTTAAATATTTACATGAATTACTGCAAATCTGATTGTGCTCCTTGGCTCAAAGCTGTCTATACGCACACCATAACGCCCTACATATTTGCCAATATCAGCATGAGAATTTGCCTTACCTCCATGTCTCGGGCAAGGACGCTCTTGTCCATCTTCAAAGAGACGCTTTAGTCTTTTACATTCGCGCAATGCTTGTTCATCTCTTTGTATCCGATGGCGTGTTATAGCATCCAACTTTGCCGCACGCTTCCGATTTTTAGCACCTATCTGCTCTGGAGTGCGAAGCCACATATCACCAGCAGAAGTAACCACTACACATGCTCCAAAATTAGCCACCATTTTGCGTCTCAGGTGTGGAGTATCAGGCATTACAAATCCTGTTGAGGCATAGATATAACCCAAGCCATAGTCACTGAATAATTTTTGCGCTCTTGACACGTCCATGTGCAAATTATATGCAAAACGGATATACCACGCACTATCAAAGTCGCTACTATTGTTCACGCTCTGACATAATAAATCTGCTAATTTTGGCATCTGAATATATTTTGATTTGAAGTGCAAGGAGAGTCGAACTCCAGCGCACAATATTATCACACGCTCCACCAAATTGTATTGCACCAAATAACAAGTGCGAATACACCATATTTTATGATATATCCGCACTAAACTATATATCGCCATCTATTACGCAGCCGCTTTTTCTTCTGTTGAGGGCTTTACGTTTTTAGCCGAGTTTTTCTTTACAGCCGCTTCAGCCGCTTTTTCTTCTTTCTCCGTACTGTCAGCAGCAGCACCCAATGCAGCGTCCAAGTCTTTTACATAATCCATTTGTTCGATTGTTGCAGTCACATACGCATTTAATGCGCTTACAACACTTTCTTCAGACCAATCTAACCCCTGTTCTACAACAAGTTTGTAAATAGGCATCCCTTTTGAGATACGGATAATATCGCGTAATTTGTCCGTATCTTTCTCGCTATCTCTTACAGAGAGTCCAGAACCCGGAATAATATCACCGTTTTTGTCAGTCACCATTGCAATATGACAAGATAAAGCCTGAGGAAGTTTATTTGGCACACGCTTTTTACTTGCTTGGGCTGCATCTGTTGAGTTTTTCTTATGGACTTCACGCAATGATACAAGTACAGCTTTAGTCAATGCGCGGATAACCGAGAACTTATCGGTATTTCTCACTTTGGCTATTATGTTCCACATAGCACCATTGTCGTTCAATAATACCAAACTACGAGCCATCAATTTTGTACCGGCTACTACATTACCATTCACGAGTTCAAACGAAGTTTTTACAAAGTTTTCCAT